CGAACTTGAAGCATGTCGCACAACACTTGTCCAAGCCCACTCAGACATCTCACGCTTGCGCGTGTACCTAGCCCAAGGCGCAGAACTGTAATGGGAATGAGCGACTACGACCTGCACATCAAAGGTCAGGACTTCCGCATCGCAGAGCTGATCAGCGAAACAGCGATGGAGCAGTTGGCTGCACGCAAATCACAGATTGAGATTGCAGAACTCTGTGTTGAAGTGGCACGACTCAACTCCCACATCCAAACCTTAGAAACCACGCTGGCAGCAATGTCCGGTGAACTTCACGCGCTACGAATGGACACACAATGATGAACCCAGACGAGCAGTACAACCGACTCCACGACCACATGAGTGCGATTGCGCGTGAGCGTGACTGGTTGCAATCAGAAGTGAATCGTCTCACCGATGAACTCAACTTGGCGCATGAAGCACTACGTCGAGCGTTCCCAGAGAACCAACAATGATCATCCAAGTACGATGCAACGCCTGCAAAGGCGTAGTCAAACTCGACGATCAACGCTTGACCGGATGCTTGTGCGACTCTGACAGTCCTACGTGGATCGGCTTGAGTCGTGACGGCAAACTGATCCACTACTCACAAGTTGACCTCACCATCCTCGAAGGGTTATCGCCATGACACTCCCAGGACTCAACCGGCTCAACCCATGCCCATGCCCAACCCCAATCCCTACCCAGCCCTACTGCGGTGACCGAGGTGTCGAAGATGATGATTGAAGACCCTGTTGCCGAGTTCATCGAAGCAGCAGCAGACGGACTCTGCACCGCCTATGTTGTCGTGGCAACTGTCGAGCGCATAGATGGTTCGCAGTCGTTTTGGATTACAACCCTGAACAGGCAGACCAGCTCGACCACGCTCGGACTGTTAGTGTCAGCCACCTCAGCCGAACAATACCGAATCGCCAAGTCACTCACAGAAGGCACGTGAATGAAACTAAGCAAGAAAAGGAGGAACGAAAATGAATTGCATTATCTGTGATTCCGATGAGGTAACCCGTCAATCAGGGCAACTCGCTTGGTTCATCGCTTATCGGATCGGCGTACCTGCGACAGAATCATTCACTATCCAATGCCACCAATGCGGATTCCGTTACGGCAGCGTTAGATTCACCGACTCGCAAGCACAAGCGATCTACGGCGATTATCGAACCGACAGATACTTTGAAGAACGAGAACTGTTTGAACCTGGCTTCATGGCAGATTATGCCCATCACTTCAAGCCACGTAACGGCACAGACAAAGTTGAAGCATTCGTTCGCTCACACAAAGAGCCAGTCACGGTTTTGGACATTGGTGGAGGCAACGGAGAGAACACACCGTTCCGTGATCGAGCAACAATCGTTGACATTGGCGACATCATTGAAGGACGCTACGACCTAGTGGTCATGTCACATGTCTTGGAACATGTCGCATCACCACGCCACTTTGTTGACGTAGCTCGCAACCATCTCAACGCAGACGGCCTGATCTACACCGAGACACCGATAGACCCAGCCCACAGTGTTTGGCATGAACATTGTCAAGTGTTCAGCGAACAAAGCCTCCGTATCCTGCTCGATCCCATGATCGACTACCAAGAAGACAACAATGGAATCTGTGGCATCCGAATGACACTCTCAACATCAACAAAGAAGTAAAGTAACCCAAGCCCTAAGGAGGCACAATGGCAACACAACCCAAACAGCACAGATACCCAGCAGTCAACTTGCTGAACACATTCACACCAGGTACCAACGATCAGCAGATAGGTGACATGCTTGGCATCTCACGATCATGCGTAGTGCGATGGCGCACGGTAGGCAAAACACTCTACGAATATCAAGCAGACATGTATGCAATCCGACTTGGATTCCATCCAGCAGAGATATGGCACAACTGGCTCGACGACGCAATGAGCGTTTAATGAATCTAAGTGAACCAACCTGGCAGACAGGACTATTTGATGTCGGCAACGACGGATACATCACCAGAGCTATCAGCACCAAAGAAAGCCACTACTTCCTGCTGAACATCCACTACGCAAAACGCATCCCATCAATCTCATACGCATACGGTCTATTCGACAACAATCAACTAGTCGGAGTTGTCTGCTACGGCACCCCAGCATCCTCAACCCTTTGTCGAGGAATCTGTGGAGATGAGTGGCAGAAATACGTGCTGGAATTGAATCGGTTAGTGCTACTAAACAACAAACCAAACGAGGCAAGCAGGTTGGTTGCTGCGTCATTCAAGTTGTTGCCGTCTCCTCGAATCATCGTGTCGTTTGCTGATACGGCACAGAACCATCAAGGGATTGTGTATCAGGCAACCAACTTCATCTACACAGGACTTTCAGCCAAGTTTCGTGACCCAAGAGTCAAAGGACTTGAACATCAACATCACGCCACATACGGTCACGGATTATCGAATCAACAGATCATTGAAAAATATGGTGCAGAGAATGTGTACTTCGTAGAACGATCACGCAAACATAGGTACATCACATTCATAGGAAACAAAACTGAAAAGAAAGCGATGCGATGTGCGCTGCGATACAAGCAGATGCCATATCCAAAGGGGGAACAATGAACACATTAGACACAGCTCTCGATTATGCACGATTAGGTATAAGGGTGATACCGATCAAACCTGGACACAAATATCCTGGCATTCAAGAATGGCAAACCAAAGCCACCGACGATGAAGATGTGGTCACATCATGGTGGTCTGGTGACTACAAGACCTATGGCATTGGTATCGCTACAGGTCGCACGAAGTACGGGCAGATATTTGTTCTCGATGTTGATGACCGTGACGAGTACCGAGGATCAGACACGTTGCATGACTTGGAGCAACGGTATGGCGCGTTACCTGAAACGGTTACAGCGATCACCGGCACAGGAGGACAACACCTGTACTTCTACTCACCAGTTGAAGTGCGCAATGATGCTGGGACACGGCTTGGTGTGGGTTTAGATATTCGCGGTGAAGGTGGTCAGGTGTTGGCAAGCCCCACGTTGCATCCGAACGGCAAACAGTACCAATGGGTTGATGGGTGGTCACCTATGGAGAAACGACCTGCTAACGCACCACAGTGGCTCCTGACGCTTCTCACGACCCAACCAGCCATGATCAAGCCCCAAGGCACGACTGACCTGTTCCTCGCTGACCCGACCACACCTTCGGCTAGGTACTGTGCGCAGACAACTTGGGAGCAGCTGCTCATCCCTGACGGCTGGACACTCGCCAAGACTGACCGGCACGGTGAACAACATTGGACTCGACCAGGCAAAGACACCCGAGACGGGATCAGTGCCACCATCGGACACAACGGCAACGACGCACTCATCGTGTTCACCTCAACCATCCCTTGGCTACCCGAAGGTGGCTACAACAGGTTTGGTTACATGGCTGCACGTGACCACAACGGAGACTGGAAACAAGCAGCCAAACAATACCTAGCCCACAACACCACCCCAGCCGACACCATCACCATCACACCAGACGAGATGCTTGGCATGCTCGTTGATTGGAAGACCTTCTGGACTCAAGAACACATCGTTGAAGACTGGATCGCCAAACCGTTGATCGCACGCGCAAGACAAACCGCACTGTTCGCAGGAGCCAAAACAGGCAAGTCATGGCTCACACTCAATGTTGTGGCAGCCCTAGCCACAGGCAAACCAATCCTCGGACACCCACCACAAACCCAAGTCCACTGCCTCTACCTCGACTACGAAATGGTTGAAGCCGACCTCTACGAACGCCTAGAACAATTCGGCTACACAGAAGACGACGACCTATCCCACCTCCACTACGCACTCATCCCATCGCTACCACCACTCAATACAGCAGAAGGAGCCTCAGCCCTAATGCGTCTCTGTGAGCTGACCAAGGCTGAAGTGGTAGTGATAGACACCACAGGACGAGCCATCGAAGGTGAAGAGAACTCTGCTGATAGTTATCGTGAGTTCGCCAGGACAACGGGGCTTGGACTCAAGAGAGCCGGTATCGCCTGTGTACGCACAGACCACGCAGGCAAAGACGGAGGCAAGAAACACGGCCAACGAGGCTCCAGTGCCAAGAACGACGACGTGGACATCGTGTACCGATTAGACAAGACCGATGACGGACTGATGCTTGTACGCACCCACACACGGATCAGCTGGGTACCAGACAAAATAGACCTCATCGTCGAAGACATAGACGACATCACCACCATCAGACAACGCACAAGAACAACCAAAGGATGGACAACCCAAGAGATCGACCTAGCCAAACACCTCGACACACTAGGCATCCCCAAGAACGCTGGAGTCAACGAAACCCAACGCATCGCCAAAGAACTCGGAGCCAAACTCGGACGCAAATCCGTACTCTCCCGAGCCATCCAATGCCGACAACTACCCTCACCAGACCCCCTCCAAACGGGAACCACCCTCGGGAACCACCCTCTAGACCCTATGGTGGCATTGGGAACCACACACCGTACCGATAGGTACGGGGTGGTACCAGCCCG